ACGAATCAATACCGCACCCGATTTATGATTTTGTAGCGGGTATTCCTGACGGCTTAGTTGATGGCGATGGAATAATCGAAATTAAATGCCCATCAAACTCTGCGAACCACCTGAGTAATATTTTGCAGCCTGCGCAGTACGAAGACTATAAATATCAGATTCAAGGTTATTTATGGATAACGGGCCGTAAGTGGTGCGACTTCGTTAGCTACGATCCGCGATTCCCCGAACGTTTACAAATCGCAATACACAATATTAAACGGGATGACGAACTGATACAATTGATTGAAACGCGCGCCGTTGAGTTTTGGCAGCTGATTCAGGATAGGTTAAAAAAATACTTATAACAAAAAAACCCGCACATAATCCGTGCGGGTTTTTATATTAAACGCCTCACCCTGGTACGCTGTTCTGATGGGTAGCGCGGCGAGTACTATTTTAAAACGGGAGATCTCCTTCAATCTCTTCGGGTTTTACATATCCGCCGCCGTTCGATTTCACTTTCGCTTTTGATGGTGTGCCGGTTATCCGCCAAGCCTCAGCACTTATAAACCATTTACCATTCCACGGGCGCCCCTTTAGATTATATTCGACCTCGATTAAATCTTCGTTCGCGGGATCATAATCGTTAATCAATGTAAGTTTTTCGCCTGACAGCTCGAATGGTAATTCCTGCGGAAACTTTTCATCGGTCTTTATGACAAAAATACGTTTTTGGAATCCTTTAGCGCCGAATGTTTCAATTTCGCCCACATGGATAACTTTGCCTGAAATTTTCATTTTTTAGATAGTTTATGTTTAGTAAAACACAAATATAATATTTTTTTTGATACCGAACGAAATGTTTTTTTTGGCCGACGCGATAAAAAAATAAACACGTTTTTTCAATTTTTTCGCTCAGTCATTTTCGGCTAAAAAACATCAATTATAATTTTTTACGGCCAAATCTCAGATGTTTAGTTTTTAAAATAAACACCATAGCCGATGAGCGTCAACACTTTACGTGTATAGTGATTTTTTCCGAAACAGGGGGTGTAGGAGAATATTAAAAAATATATTTTAGGTAAAAACCTCACAAACAAAAATCTCATACATCATGTACCCTTTATATATATATATATATTTATATAGATAGTATATAATATAGTATAGATGGGTGTTTCCGTGTTTAGTTTCGTGTTTAGTTGGTGTTTAGTTTGTTTAGTTTTGGAACTAAACACAATATTATAGTTTACTGAATTATTTTGTAGGTCAATCTGTTTATTAAAATAAAATTGTATATTTGTGCATCGTTTAATCACACTGCGCAAACAAAACAAAAAATATCCGTTTTGAGGAATTATTTTTTTAAAGTGATATACACACACCAAAACTTATTTAAAATCGTTTAAAACAGTCAAAGAATGAAAGAGAAGGCCAAAGAGTTAGGAGGTCGCCCGCTCGTTTTTCAAACAGAAGCAGAACTCAAACAGAAAATAGAAGATTACTTCGAATATTGCGACGCACGCACAAAAAAAGAAATAGTAAAAACTAAAGATTATTTTGAAATTATCGATATGCCTGATCCGATTCCTTACACGGTTTACGGATTAGCTGACTATTTAGACGTCGATGCTGATACGCTTTTGAACTATCAGCTCCGTGATGGTTTTTCGGTTTTAATCTCCCGCGCGAAGCATAAAATTCTGACTAATAAGGTACAACGCGGACTCGATGGTAAGTCTAACCCGCAAATGACCAAATTATTATTGGGCGTAAATTACGGACTAATTGAACCGAAGTCAGAGAACGCAGCGGAAAACAAAGACGTGAACATTAACATTATTTACCCACCAACGACGTAAACAATTGGCCCGTAACATTAACATAGAACTATACAAACCGCACGCAGGTCAGCAGCGAATACAAAAAACCCATAGGAGGTTTAATTGTATCGTTTGCGCGCGTCGTTTTGGTAAGACTGAGTTAATAACGTCTGTTGCATTGCCGCTGATAGCACCGGCAGTATTTGAGGGTAAAAAAGTAGGTATATTTTTAGATGACTTCAAAGACTTTGCGCAAAGTTGGAATAAAATTGTCGAAGTTTTCAAGATGCAAAACGAGGGCGGCATAATCACTCAGAAGAATGATTCTGAAAAAATTATGACCTTCATCGGTGGCGGTTTGTTGGAGGTTTGGAGTATCGGCGACGAAGGCCGAAAAGACAAAGGACGCGGGCGAAAATATCACCGCGTAATTTATGAGGAAACTCAGAAAATACCATCACATATACTCGAATACCATTGGAAAACCGTAGCACGTCCGACGCTAACCGACTACAAAGGCGAGGCGTTTTTTATTGGTACGGCATCAGGAAAAGATAACTATTGGTATCGGTTATGTCAAAATGGCAGCCGCGCGGGTGGTTGTGAGATTAACTGTTACGGCGATGCTGACCTACCACAATCGGACACAGGATCATCGAACTGGATAACGTTCCGCATGGAAACGACCGACAACCCGATGATAGACCCCGCCGAAGTTGAGGACGCATCCCGCGATTTGGATAGGCTAACATTTGAGCAGGAATATAAATCGATATTCGTTGACTATTCGGGCGAAGCGTGGGTATATGTTTTGAAAGAAAAAACATTACAGCAGAAAGTATTTCAACCGTCTAAAAAAATAAATTGGCAGACTGAGCAGCTGTTTTTAAGTTTTGACTTTAATAAAATACCGATGACGGCAGCGGTCGGAAAGAAAACTGTAATTAGTTTAGCTGATCAGCAATCGACCCGATACCGGTACGGCGTTCACATCGTTAAGGAGTTTAAAATCGGCAGCATTGAACGCGGCGAGGCTTCGATTTATGACACTTGCCAGGCTATAAGGGAGTGGATATTTCAGGAAACAGGTAAAAAAATTGGCGCATGGTACGAAGGCGGCGAAATAAAAAATCGTTTTCCGTGCGCCGTGCCGATTTTAATAACGGGTGACGCGTCAGGGGATCGCAGCGACGGACGGCAGAAAGTACCGAAAACATACTATCAGATTATTCAGGATGAATTGCAGGTTAGCACAGATCGAATAATAGTACCAAAGGCGAACCCGTTACACGCTGAGAGCTACGTCCAGGTAAACACGATAATCAGTACCTGCCCTGATTTTCAGATTTATGAGGACAAATGCCCATCGCTGAGAATGGACGTTTTACGGATTAAATCGAATAACAGCCGCGGAATAATAAAAGGCAAAGGCGACGAGAAACAGGCCGATTTACTCGATAACCTGCGGTATTTATTGAATACGTTTTGTAAAGATATAAAGCTGTAAAAATTATGAATGAACCGCAAAAACAAAATTATAATCAGACCGAAGTAACACACATTCGAAAATACATGGACATTATAAGCATAAAAAAACCCCGCGTGTTGCGGGGCGTATTTTAGAATCCTAATTCCTTTAATCTCATTTGCATTCTTATTTCGAGATTTTCGTAAAGGTAGGCAAAAACCTCAGTTTCGATCTGCTCAGTTTGATAGTCAAACATTGAAGACATTAGGTTAGCCTGTTCTAAGTTCTTAACTGAACTTGTTGAAAGTTTGCACATTCCTAAGATATGCAATTTCATCATGCTAAGGTTTGCATATGTTACTAAATTTGTCGATGCGTTCATGATCGTAGTTTTTTGTGAGTTAAAAAATGTCGTTCGTTCTAATCTGATGTAAATATAAGGCGGGTTATTTTCATATCCAAGCTTTTTACAAATTATTTTTAAATTATTTTTAAATGAAGCAATTAAGACCACGTCTAACATATCAAACCGATGAGCAGCGCCGCGAATGGCAGGCACTAATCGATCAGGCTAAAGACATGACCCCGCACGCGTTAACGCTGCCGCCTGCATCGGGCGAACGTTGGTTAGTTGTTTCTGACGTTCATCGGCCGTTCCATAATCAGGTACTTTGGAATAAATTATTAAAACTGATTAACGATTTAGGCTCAAATTTATACGGCATCTGTTTAGCTGGCGATTATCTCGACTTATACACCCTCGGAAGCTATAACGCTGATAGTCTTAAAAACTTATCAGGCCTGACATTACAAGATGAATACTTAGACGGGTTACAAGGTATTGACGACTTGGAGCAAGCAGCTAACAAAGGAGTAAAAAAACTATTTTTGTACGGCAATCATGAGGACCGATATTTTAGGCACGTAGCTGACAAAGATAACGCGAAATATGGCGGCGCGTTGGTCGATCCGATTGAGGCCCTGAGATTAACCGAACGCGGATGGATTGTTAAAACTGATTGGCAGTCTGATTTTTTCACGTTAGGAACACACTTAGACGTTGTCCACGGAATTTACATCGGCGTGCACGCTGCCAAAACACACCTCGATAGAACTTCCCACTCTGTTATGTTCGGACATACACACCGCGTTCAATGTTTCCACACTGGGAACCGTGCAGCGTTTAATATCGGCGGATTATTCGATATAAATAGTAAAAGTTTCAGCTACATGAATCGTTTTAATCGTCAGCTGTGGGCGAATGGTTTCGCGATTGTGAACGTGGATTCTTCCGGATGTTTTTTTGTGGAGCAGGTTAATGTGTGGGATAATAGATTTTTAGCTAACGGTAGGATGTATTAAAAAAGCCCCGCGATGCGAGGCTGATGGGGTTAAAA